TCCGGTTATTCTAAGAGACGGTATCCGAGTATCCGAACTGGGGTAACGTATTCTTTGTTCTTCTGGTCGTGGTGGAGCTGGTCTTAGTGGTGGCGGTGGATCTGCGTCACGTATGAGTCGTCTTTCTTCGTCGGTTATTCTAAAACTCATAGTATATTATCATATTTTACCATGGAATGTCGTACAATTCAACACGCCAGGCTTCATGGTCTATGTGGACCATGTCGCCAGAACTTAAGGAGGATATTCCTGGATATTCAGTACTTTTTCGTTTCTTTACATAAAACGGTAGTTTGATACCATCCAACAACGTGTAGTAGTACCACGTGTCTCTACGAACGTTCACGGGTTTACCAAACAACGGGGCGCGCCGGTGATGTTGTATGTACCCGATTTGTTTATAATCGTCCGGGTAAGGTGTTCGCGTGGGAGGGGTGTACGGGTTGCGTAACACATCCTGGGGATCATCCACGACGGACACTTTGAACGAACCACTCGGAGAATGGCACGGCTGGTCTAGGTAAACATACAACATGCTTAACAATACTATGAAACTTACAAAAATAAGTATCATAGAATAATATCTTAATAAAATATGCCTAGAGCAAGTTTATCTGCGAGTTTGTTGTCTACGCATACAAGTGGAGTTCAAAAAAAGTACCTGCATACAGGAATTGGACGCAAGTATGCGTTTGTGAGTCCTCAACAATTTCGGAATAAAACATTCAAGTATGATGAACCCAACATTTTTTTATTATCCAAATATTCAAAAAGTACGGCGAACTTTATTTCAAATGGTCTTGTTTATGGAAGTATGAATGACAGTCCTTGTTATTGGAACATTTCCACAAACACCGTTACGATGTTATCTCCCGGAGTAGGTACGGCCATTTTCATGTCTAACGGAATTATCATTGGAAAACTAACCGGTTTGTATGGCTATTGGGAAATGCCGGACGAGTTTGTTACGTTGTATACTTCGGGAATCGCCAATGTTGCGGCGAGTTCAGATACTATCATTGTAGGTACGAATAATAATTATCCTTATTATTGGCAACCGAGTGATAGTATTGAAGAACAATTATCCAATGATTATGGAAATGCCTTATTCATTAAGGATAATATCATTGTTGGAAATGTAAACCACCTACCTGGGTATTGGAACCTTTTGGATTATAATGGATTCATTTCACTTATGCACACGGGGTATACCACGGGTAGCGCCAACGGATTCTTCAATGGAATTGCCGTAGGTCATGTCAACGACATGCCGTGTTATTGGAACATTTCAACCAACACGTTGACGTTGTTACCCATGGGACCCTATTCTTCAGGAAACGCAACCTACATCGTAGACGGGGTCATTGTCGGCCACGTCAACCACAAACCGTGTTTTTGGGACGCCGAGTACCGATTGCATTTCTGTCCGATGGTGACTCAATGTAAATCGTACCATGCAGGGGTCGCCACGTCAGTTTCCAACGGAATCATTTCAGGAACTGTGGATGGTTACGCATGTTACTGGAAAATCCCTTGAAAAGTAACGAATGAAATACTCTTTTTGAACGTAATGTTTCATAGGATGGTGGATGTAATATTCATAGAGGTCATCCAATTCAGTAATACCCTTGTGGCCGCACAACTCTTCCATCATATCCAAATCATCATGTTTGTTCCATAACGAACACGAAATGTTAAGAATGGTATTTTTATGGATAGAAATGTGCGGGTACTCCAATTGAATGACTTCACGTAATCCATCTACTGTAATTCCGGATTTTTCATTCGCATTGTAGAGTTGCACCAGTTCTTCCAACTCGTACTCGTTCTCCTCATCTAGGGTAATGTACGTGTCCCAAAAGTGTTTGATTTTTAAGACGTCCGCTTGCGACGAGGGAGAATGATGGAGGCACATTTCATTTTCACAAATGTTAAACGAGGTAAGGGTGGCTTTAAAATTTTGAAGAGAAATGACCGAGGGTAGACTATTTTTTTTCAAATAGATTTTCCATAAAAATAAAACATCCTTGTACGACGTGTGCTTCTCCGGTGTTTCTTGTAAATAAGTAGACAAGAAGGATCGTATCAAAGAATCTGGGGTATGTCTACATAAAAAAAGAACGTCGTCTTGAATGTCAGGTGTTTGGTGGACGTAATGGTCGGCCGTGCCATATTTGGTAGACAAGTGAGTGGCGAACACGAGAAGGTCATAGATGGATACTTTTTTAAATGCCAAACACTTTCCTTTTAAGATGCGACATAATTCATATTGATGATCGTGAAATTTGTGGCGGAAGACATCGTTCAAGGTTTTATTGGTAAGCATATACATTTGTTGACTGATTTCTTTTAAAAAATGTTTGTAGGAAGTATCTATGTAATAAATAAAATTTAATTTTTTATTCAACAGTATGTCTCCCACAATGGTTAAAAAGTAGGTCGCGTACTCTTTTTTAAAGGGAAGTTGCTGAAGAATCATTTTGGAAGTGTAAGGGCACAATTGTGCCGTGTAGAGGGACGTGTCTCTTATCCTTTTTAGAATGGAATGAAGAATTTTATATTGGTTATACATGAGTTCTTTGGGTATGCTGGTACACACGAGATGAATGATGTAATCTTCTTGAACGGGTTTCCAATCCTCTGTTTTTTGAATGTACGTTTCGGTAGAGGACATGTAGTAAAAGGTGTATCCGGACAAAAAATCTTTGATGAACGTTTCCTTTTTCGTATTCATTTCTTGTTGGTGGGTCACCTTTTTCACATGTTCTTCTTCTACGGATTGAAGCCATACGGGTAATCGTTGAAGGTACCCCTCTAATTTCGTTAACATGAACGGATTTTCAGCATATTTCATCCGAAGTTCGTCAATATTCATGTCTAGTATCCTACCATGAAACCATTTAAATACTTAATGATTAAGATACACGATTCCATAAAATAAATAAACATAGTATATGATTTTAATCTTACGAGGACACATTCGTGATTCCTTTGGTACAGTAGATTTGTTGAATTTGGTGCAAGACATCTATACGATGGACCCCTATTTAAAAATCTACATACATACATGGAACGTCTATGCGAATCGTATCAGTTGGCGCCACGTCCATGAAAATAATACACCGGTCACTAAAAAAACCATTTACGATTATTTTGGAAACTTGAAACATCTCATCCAACATATCATCATTGAGGATGATTCTACCATTTCATTAATTGGTAATGTCAAGGGAAACATTTGTAGCAGTAAAATGCCTGTCCTAGGCTGGAAGAATTACTGGTACGGTAAACATAAAATCATACAATACGTAAATCAAACGAATTCACGTGATGTCGTGATTAATACGCGCTTTGACATACTTGATAATTCTAATTCTTTTAAAAAAAAAGAAATCCTGAAATTCATTCAAGCGAATCAATCCGCTTCTTTTACAAAAAATAAATTCATGTTTGAAAAAAATCAAGTGGGTATTGATAACTTGTATATTGGCAATGTAGACACCATGGCGAAGTTAGCCTCTACCTTTTTTTATCATTTGGATGAGATAGAACAACAATACCCATCTATTCAAAACCAAGAATGTTTAGTCTTTCTTGTCAATGAACGGACGTCGCACGTGTTGTGGGCGGTCGTGGGTCTTGTGGTACTTGGTATACTCCTGTGGTTTCGTGATAGAATACGTCTATTCTTCCAAAAAAATATGAATCTTTATAAGTATGATTTTAATCTTGCGAGGACATATCCGAAACTCTTTTAAAACGCCGTATCTGAAACAATGGGTTGCCGAGATGTACCAACGATGCCCGGATCTAAAGATATACGTGCATACGTGGAACGTGTTCGCCAACACCATCAGTTGGCGACGTATTCAAGGGGATTCTACGCCAGTGACGAAAGAAACCGTTTTCCGTTATTTCGGTGAATTGGCGCCGTTGATTCAGCATGTCATTGTGGACGATGATTCTACCATAACGTTAATTGGAAACACGGTTGGTAAAATCAACAATTACATGGCACCGATTCGTGGATGGAAAAATTATTGGTACGGAAAATATCAAATCATCCACCATCTTAAGGACATTCCTCCGGATGAAATGATTGTGAATACGAGGTTTGACGTCATGATGAACCCTTACAACGCGTTGACTCACGGGCAACTCCTCTCCTTCATTCAAGAGAATAAAGAGGTGGCGTTTACCAAAAATAAATTCATGTACGACGATCAACATAGTGGTATAGATAACATATATCTTGGAAACATAAGAACCATGTATCCATTGATTCATCATTTTTACTACCATTTGGATGACATTTTACAAAAGTATCCGATTGACGTTCAAGAGAACATGGTTTTTCTTGTGAATGATGAATTGAGTAGTAAGATGAATTATATTATATCCTGAAAAGTATGCTGAGTATCATTGAGAACATTCCTAACGTGAGAACCAACCCTCTGAATTATGTATTTGACTTTATGAAGTTACAACATAAACCCAACACCTTATGGTTAGAGTTTGGTGTCGCCAGTGGAAATACCATTAACTACATTTCCAGATTTACAAATGATAAAGTATACGGATTTGACAGTTTTCAAGGTTTACCTGAAAAATGGCGTGATGGATGGGATAAAGGAGAATTCAACATGGACGGTATTGCTCCTCGTGTGAATGATAATGTGGAATTGGTAATTGGTTGGTTCAATGAAACGTTAGTGGAGTTTATTCAAACTCAAAATAAAAAGGTTTCTTTTATTCATATAGATGCTGATTTGTATAGTTCTACAAAATACATCTTGGATGTATTGAAGGACCATATGGATACGGATTGTATTCTTGTGTTTGATGAACTCGTCAATTATCCTGGTTTTGATGGAGATAATGGAGAACTACGAGCGTTTTATGAATTTGTTACCGAAAATAAAGTAGATTATGAATGGATTGGAATGAATGGAGTACTGGGTGTCTATAGTTGTTATTATGAAAAGGTAGCCGTCATCATTCATTCCATCACGGTGTAAAAAAAAGTTACGAGATGCGCTTCGTCGCAATGCTCGTGCAGACGCAGTAAAGCGAATTTTCCGTCATCACAATGTACTCGGTCTCTACCTTGAAAATCTTGGCGATGGGGCTGGTGTACTCCTCTTCGCTCTTGACTAACAACTTTTCCCCCGTGTCCCGAACCCCAATCACCACCTCTTTAGAAACTGACTTTTTCCAATAATCCAGCATGATGGGTTTATCATGCTCGATGGAAAGTTTTGCTAAATGCTTCATGGCTAAATCAGATGGAAGGCGATCACTCATATGCTTATGACACAAATTACTTTTTTGACTTTTAACTTATTAAAATAAATCGTTTATTTTTTCGTTGTAAAGTATTTTTCTTTTGTAAAATGTCATTCTCTTCACGAATGGAATTATATTCTACTGAAAGTATTTTGACTAAATATTCATAAATTTCATACAAAATCTTTTCAGAACATTTTCCTACAATGAGAATACTTCCGGTTCTAAAGATCATGAAGGAGACGGACATGGATTGTACGGTGGTGTAGATTTGTCCGTGGTAATAGACTTTGCATTGAATGCCTGGATATGAACAAGGGTCATACACAGCAGAAATGTTGTACTTGGATTTTAAAATGTTGTAAAGTTCAAATCGTTTGATGTAAAATCCGCAATTGAAATTGGAATT